CACCGCAGCATCGGATCCTATATGGCGGCCAAGCATACGGGATTGTTTTTGTGCAACCGATCGAAGGCCGCGACCGTTATTTAGACTGTCATTGCAAGGTGGTCGAATAATGGCACCGCGAAAAACAAAGGCACGATTTGGCGTGATTGTCGGGTTTGACAAAAAACTGATCGATCGACTTACGCACGGATTGCCAGACGAAGTGCGAAAAGCAGCTACCGCTCACGGCTTGCCAGCAGCGGCGGCCGTTGTTGAAAAGAAGGCCAAGCAAATCGCACCAAACGGGCGAAAAACAGGAACTAGTAACAAGCAGTACGGGGAATCTCGGCAGAAATGGTATCCCTACAGGCTTAAGAATCACATCACTTCTAAAGTCCTGGACGACATGATGGGAACCGTTGTTTCCGTGATGGTTGGCCCGATGCGACCGTGGGGCAACAAAGTCAATTTTATTTCGCCAAACGTTCGAAGTACCACCGGAAACACAAAGTATCAAAAGTTTTGGGGCAAAGTTCCATTTAGTCCGGCCAACAGAAACCCAAAGACCAATCGATTCCTCGAAGACGCTTCGCACCAGACGCGACCGCAGCAGATCCGGGCGCTGGTAACAGCGATGCGTCGAGCGATCAAAAGGAATATGGCTCGGAGGTTTACACTTGGCTGACGCAGGGACAGCGTTTCGGGCTTTCGTAGTCGCTCAAGCGGGAGTTTCCGCATTGATCGGCGATCGAATGATTCCCGACGAACTATTGCAAAAGACCACGATGCCAGCGGTGACCTATCACCGCATAAGCACGTTACACCATGAGAACATAAACGGCAGCAAAGCCGGGATGGCAGAGGCGATTGTTGAGGTAAGAGCATACGCAGCAAGCCGCACGGCATGTACCGCCATTTGCGAAGCTATTCGCACATGCGGAGTACTCGACATGCTTGGGGTTTACTCCGGAGTAAATTTCCGATGCGTGATGCTTGCAAGCGGCCGAAATGATTTTACCGAATCGCCGATCGATGGCACACACGAACTTCGTTACGTCTCGTCACAGGATTATTCCTTAACTTACTTGGAGGCTGTTTAACATGCCAATCGCAGGACGTGGGGCAACCCTTTCGGGCACGACTTATACCGCAGCACTCGACATTGTCGAAATCAGCGGCGGTAGCGAGTCAATAGAAGCCCTCGACATTTCGACGCTTGGTCAGACGACTACTTTCATGCGTTATCAGGTCGGTGACATGGCCGACACGCCAGAAATTAGCGTCACAATCAATTGGACCAACACGAACCCGCCAGCAATCGGGGCGAAGGATACGTGGACGCTTACCTTTCCAAAGGAAGGAACGGCTACAACGGCACGAAGCCTAAGCGGGACCGGCTTTGTTACCGAAAAGGGCTACCCGACTTTTGTTAACAATCAGATCAGTCAGGGCACACTGACGATCAAGCTTGATGGAGCGACAGGGCCGACCTACACATGAGCAAGCTACAAGTTCAGCTATTGCCACACGTAGCGAGCTATTCGCTTACGGGTGAAGCAATTGAGTTTCCGCAGTGGGCGTTGGTCGTCAACGGATCCCATTGCGGATGGGTGCCGAAGGAGGGCAAGCACGTGTCTTTTTTTGAGCACTTTCATGAAGTGGACCGAGCCGCCATTTGTGCGGAGGTGGCGCGGATCCGCGGCGAAAGACAAAGTCGCATTGAGTCAGTACCGCCGAGCATTTTGTACCCGGAGCAAGAAAGGGAAGAGAACGATGAGCCTGACGAAGAATGAACTGCTGGGATTTTGTAACCGACGCTTTGACGTTGTCGACTTAGGCGACGGTGCAAAGGTCCGAATCCAAAGCCTGACGCAGGAAGAGATAGCCCGTCACAATTTGATGATGCTTGACAAGAAGGGTCAAGTATCACAAGCGGGCTTGATGGCAGCCGAACGTCTTTACGTCGCAATGTCACTTGTCGACGACCAAGGCGGCAGGTTGCTAACCGATGACGAAGCCGGAGAGCTTGCAAAGCTTGATGGCGGCGTTTTCCAAAAGATCGCACAGGCGGCAAGGCGGCTAACCGACAGGGACGCGGTAACCGTTGAGGCGATGCTGGGAAACTAACGATGAGCCCTACGCTAAGACTCGCCGGTCGAGTCTGCTTAGGGCTCGGAATTGACGATCCGGAAGCGTGGTTGGCAAACGTCTCGCAAAGAACGCTAGCGTTTTGGGAGGCTTTTTACATGCTGGAGCCGTGGGGCAGGGAGTGCGAACGCGACGCGGTCCAGTCTGCACAGCTGTCCGCACTTGGGGCAACCATTGCGGCAAGTAATGGCATTAAGCCAAAGCCGCCGCTACGGGTTGCCGACTTTATGCCAGCCAATTGGCACCAGCCGGCAGCACCAACGAACACGAACAGCATCAAGGCCGCCGAGCAAGCCTTCGCGGCTAAATGGGGCAGAAAATGACAACCAGCATAACAGCCCTAAACATCCGCATCGCCACCGACGCTTCGGAGGTGTACGAAGCCGGCAAGCGAATGTCGTCGACGATGCGAACCGTGAACCAAGTCATGGAGGCATCGAAAACACCGATCGAACGCTATCAGCAATCGTTGACACGACTCGATGCGGCGTATTCTCACAACAAGATCACCACCGAGCAATACATTCGCGGCGTCCAGCAAATCGGAAAATCCTATGACGATCTAATTCGCAAGCAGGACGAAGCGGGAAAAAAAGATCAGTCGACGATGGGCGGAATGCTTGCCAATGTGAAGCGACTTGCAGCGGCTTATATTGGGCTACAGACCGGACGTTCTATCGTCAAGATCGCGGCCGATGCTGAGGCAGCGTCAATACAGTTTGAGGTGCTAACGGGATCCGCAGGCGAGGCGGCAAGGATTATTGCCGACATGAAGAAGCTTGCGGCGGCGTCTCCGTTGTCGCTAACCGGGGTGCAGTCTGGCGTTAAGACGCTGTTGATGTTCAACGTGTCGAGTAAGCAGGCCGTCGATATGGCTAAGCGGCTTGCCGACGTTACTGGCGGCAACGAAGAGGCATTTAAGCGGCTTGCGTTGGCATTCGGCCAAGCTAACGCCGCTGGCCGATTGATGGCCACCGAAGCTAACCAAATGAAGGAGGCAGGATTCGGAGCATTGCAGGCGATCAGCGATCTTACGGGCGAAAGCATCTCCGATCTATTTAAGAAAATGGAGCAAGGGCAAATCCCGTTCAGCTTGCTTCAAGAGGCACTTATCAAGGCGACTTCCGGAACTGGCAAGTTTGCTGGGATGACCGACAAGCTATCCAAGACGTTCACCGGATCCTATCAGCAGATGTCCGGAGCGGCACAAGACCTAGCAATCGCAATCGGCGAAAACATTTTGCCGACGTTCACCGCGTTTCTGAATGAAGTCACTAAAGGCATTCGATACGTCACCGATACCGTCAACAGTTTCACAGCGTTAGACCGTGCAGTCATCGCCGGTGGCCTAGCTTTCGTGGCAGCGTATTCTGGCGTGATTCTGATCACCAAAGGGCTTGTTGCGCTAAAGGCCGCAGTAACGGCGGCAGCGCTAGCCCAAACGTTCCTAATTGCTCTCACTGGGCCAGCCGGTTGGGCTATCATCGCCGGTGCGGTAGCGGCAACAGCGGCTGCATACGTCACTCTTAAGAACGCGACCGAAGAGGCAGTGCCAGTTCAGGAAGCAAGTAAGGCCGCTGTAATTGCACAGACGGGAGCATTTAAAGGCCTTGTCGACAGCGTCAGCATGGCAATCGCAGCGGCTAAGGAACGCGATGCGGCGGCTTTGGTGTCCGCCAAAATGGAAGACGCGGCAATCAAGCGAAGTGCAACGCTAAATGCGTCCTACATGGACGCCGTTCACTCGCTAATGATGCAACGGGCCGAACTCACGATGAGCAAAGAAGCTTATGAATCTTTGCAGGACGCATCGAAAGGATTCAGCGATCAACAGCGAGAAGTCTTGGCAAACTTGCGGGCAGAGATCAAAGCACTAGAGGACAAAAAGAAAGCCGAAGAGGAAGCCAAGAAGCGGCAAGAAGAGCTTGCCAAGATGCTGGCCGATGCGGCAAAGAAAGCCGCCGATTTTGCACGGGAGCAAATAAGGCAGGCGAGGGAGCGAGCCAAGCAGCAAGAAGAAGAACTGACGCGGACGCAGCAGCAAGCACTAGAGGCGGCGAAACGTCACTTCGAAGAACAGCGGCGAAGGCAGATGGAAATGCGATCGGCCGTCGCTAAAGGTCCAAGCGGTTTCGAGGTCGGTAGTAGCGAAGCGATGCGGTTTTTGGCTGAACAATCCAACGCACTCATCGCTGGCATCGCGGCACCGGTCGATATTCCGCCTGGGGATAAGGAAATAATCGCAGAGGCACAAAAGCAAATCGAGATCATGCGGGTGCAAGCCGAGACGCAGGCCAAGCTACTTGCCGAAATGAAGGCGAACACAAAAGCCATTGTCGAAAACAAAGTCCAAAAGCTTCCGGGTAGAGGATAATGGCACACACGCTACAAGGAAAAACAATCAGCGGGAGCGTCGAGCTAGCCATAAAAAACGGCGGGCCAGTTTGGCGTCAGTCGCAGAGCTATCGAGTCGAGGCAGATAGCGACGATCCGCCATATAGCGGCATCTTGCTAACGTCGGGGCTGCCGATTCCGATGACGACGTTCACCGATGATGGGCTAATGATTTGCCAGTCACTCGGGGCGGATCGCATACCGAAGCACCGGCGATTGTGGGAAGTGACCGCTGAATTTAGCAGCGAAGTAGAGCAATCGCAGAACACGCAATTTCCGGAAGAATGGGTGCCGGTTTACGAACTTAAAAAAGAACGTGTTCAGGAACCGAGCGTTACCGACTTGTCAGGCAACGCGATCGTCAATTCAGCCGGCCAGACGTTTCCGCAGGGAATTATTCTGACGCGATACCTTCCGGTGTGGGAGTTCTTTCAATTTGAACCGGCATCGCTATCGGATGAGCAGATTCTAACGCGGGACGAGGTTCTCAACTCTACGGTTTTTAAAGGACGTGCGGCAAAGACCTTGCTTTGTACGATCACCTCATCGGTTATCGGATTTTACTACGGACGGCTGAGGCGGTTAACGCAGTATCGGATCATCTACAACGTTCGGGACTGGACCGACAAGCGGCTTGATACGGGGACCGTCTATTTAGACGGCGGAGTTCAAAAACCATATATTGTTGGAACAGCTCCAAATGAAGTAGTCATTGAAGGCAGTCTAAACGGCAGCGGTGCAAAACAAACACCCGGAGTTGCAGCGGCAATTCGAGTCTTCGACAAGTTCCCGACAATCGACTTTAACACGTTTTTAAGGTAATTATGGCCGATCTATCAAGGACCGCAGCAAACGTTAAGCCGATGAGCGCCGGCCCGGTTTCGATGGGCAAAAGCGGCGGGGCATTGTCGCAAGCGGATCCGGCTTACTTTGACACTTCTGGCAAGCTTTTAAGATGCCAATCGGACGGCACTGCGGCCGAGGCCAATTGTCGGGCAATGATCTTGACGCCAGCAACGGCAGCGGACCAGGACGTGGTTTACATGCTTGCGGGCGGTGACATAGACGTCGGGGCTACACTGACCGTCGGTGAAACGTACATTGTTTCGCGTACCGCTGGGGCAATCGCACCGATCGGTGATCTTTTATCTAGCGATTATTCGACGATCCTGGGAACCGCAACGGCAACGAACAAGCTTGCGTTTCGTCCGATTGTCAGCGGAGTTGAGAAGCCCTAATGGCAAAGGATAATCGCACTTACGGATTTAGCCTTACCGACGCCGAAAGCTTGGCGGAGCTAATCGGCGGTCGGGCTATGATTATTGAGGGGCGGCGAACAATCGGCGGCGGCAGTGGCGGCGGTGCAACGCTCTACCGCTTTGAAACGACCGCGGCATACACGTCAGGCACAAGCGTATCGGCGACGATCAAGACAATGGCAGGCACGACCTTCGCCAGCGGTGCAACGCTCAAAGATCCCGAAGCCATCTTCATGGGCATGGCTTCCGGCACGAAGGGCTATTGCATCGCACAGGGCGGCGAATACTTTGCAATTCAAGCCGCGTGCAATGCCGAAGAAGGTTACGTCTAATGGCGACCAGATGGTTCGGACCGCGGCCGGCTCTCGGGTCATTTACGAGCACAACGCGGCATGGTTCGTGCGGGTGTTGTCAATGCGGCGGGCTCAACAACGGGACCAACGTTTTCGATACGCCGGCAGGCGTTCGTGAGATGGTCAACTACTCTGCTTATCGCGACGGGCTACGGGCAAAGCTTGTTATCTCTGGCGTTCAGGATGCACATTCAATCGAGTTGAGCGGCTACCATACCGACATCACCGGCATGAGCGGGCTAAACGGCACTTGGTATCTATCGGTGATCCGAACGCAATACGGTTGCATCTGGACGGCAGACGATTCCGAGCTTGTCGAGATTAGCTACAACATCTATCAAAACACGATTCCTTATGATTACACGTACACGCTAAACGCGAACATCGAAGCGAAATCGGCGCGACCGACCAACGCGATTGAAGCGAACTTTTTTGCATTGTTGTCGCTTGGCCTAGTGCTTGACCTCGGGGCGTTCAACCCCGGCGGATTGTCGCCACCGCCAGCAGGCGACCTTCACTCTGTTTTGGGGATCGAGTTCGTGCCGACGTCGGCACAATACGGCGAAGCGACCGACGTTGGCGTCACGTACAACACAAGCCGAATCGGCTGGGACGGGCCAAGAGTTGCGGACACGATCAGCGGCAATCTACGATTTTACAAATCGGTTTTCGGGGCGTGGGGCGACGTTACCGGCTACGATGATCCGGATTGGGTTGGGATCGATGATTTTTACGATACCGCGACAGATACATTTAAAACCGCTGGCACATTCACAGCGGAAATCGAGCGGCTATGATCTACTTTCGCTGCCCTAATTGCCGAAAAGGCGGCTACGTCGAAGGGCCGAAGGTTCGGTGCAGTTGCGGCCAGATGTACAGCGGCGAAGAGTTGGCAGCCGCTTGTGACAAGGCAACTATCCAATTTTCCCGGACAGTTGAGCTACCTTGCATTTATCGCGGGCCGGAGATCCGCAAAATCGATTGCGGCTGCGAAGGAAACGCGATGCTGTACCAATGCGAGCGGCACGAACGATGCTTAGTGCGGCCGCTAATTAAGAGCACTTACCGCG